CACACATAAGACGCTGGACAGGTTGGATGGAAAAACTGCTGAACAGGGATCTAAGGGGAAGCTATGGATCAACAGAACTTGGAGAACAGTGGTATAGCATGTCAAAAGAAGATTATACTGGGAACACACAGATCGGAAGTATCTTCGTCGAAGTTGAGGACAATGGTAAAAGAAGCCTTTGTTACTGGTGTGAATTTCGTCAGAAGGTCTTTCAATCGGATACCATCGACGGTGTTCTAGAAGCCCAAACTATTTCGGACGACTACAGCAAGTTTTTGAAGTACAACAGCAATCTGAACGTGGAGGTAAGCAATAATGTCATTGAGTTTATATCTTAGAACCGACAGTCCCTACTACTGGGTCAAACTGGCTCGACTAGATCGAACAGGGAAAATTATAGGCTATAAGCGGGTATCTACAAAACGCACGAAGAAGTCTGAGGCTCGGCGGGTTGCTACAGAACTTGAGAAACAATTAGCCGATCTGGGCCAGTTGGCTCGCGCTTCAGCAACGATCCTTGATGCTGGTCAGATGTACCTCGACGAGTTGCTGGCTCAAGGGAAACCTTCAGCTAAGAACTACCACGTCTTTTTGTCGCGCATAGATACCATCAGTCATAGATTTACTGGATCATCAGACATCAGCCTTCTTGATCGTCAGTTCCTATTAGACCTCCGCCGCAAACGACTGTCTGAGGGCTACTCTCCAGGTACAATCAATGGTGAAGTTGGGTTCTGGAAACAGGTCTATAACAAGGCGCAGACTGACTATGCTCTTGCCGTTACACAGGGCGTAGATTTTCAAAAGCTAAAACTAGCTACAGTACAGAAGACCCGCTACTTGCTCGACGGTGAAGAGAACCAACTGCTCAGTGAGTTATCTATTGATCGTCCGCATCTGAAGCAATGCACATCAAGACAGCATCAGGATCAATACGATCTTGTAGTTCTACTTTTAGATACGGGCGCAAGGGTCTCTGAGATTTCCAAAATGTCTTGGGCATCTGTTGACAAAGTGAACTGGCAATGGATCAGCTTGTATCGCTCAAAGGTTAACAATGAGAGCAAACTATTGCTGACCGAAAGAGCGCAAGAAGTCTTAAAGCGGAGATGGCAAGCCAACGGCAACTATGGGTACATATTTAACTCATATAAAGATTGTGGAGGTCCGCGTGGGTCTTCAACGAAGGGCATACGCAGGGCTATAGAGCGTGCTGGTCTAAACACTGACTCTCTCGTTAGTCGATACGGCCACTTTACAGTCCACAGCCTACGCCACTCGTTCGCATCTAAGCTAGTGCAGGGCAAGATGTCGATCTACGGCGTCAGCAAGCTGCTGGGACACTCAGACGTTAAAACAACACAGCGGTACGCACATCTCTCGGTCGAGGACGTGAGTGCTGAAGCTCTTTCAATCCTAAAGAAACTAACGTAACACTATTTTTTTGGCACGCTATTGGTTACGTCCAGTAAAACGCGCACCTAAAGACACAACAAGAAGACACGATTAATCTAATGACATCAGAGGGTTACACACATGCTAGATAACACTTCAAAGACCAGACGTCCATGTCTGGTAGATGGGGACTATTTAAGTAACCCTCTGATATCTCAGTAATTTTTACTGTCTATACAACAGGATACAGTAAAGCCGTAACTCTAAACTACTGAATAGAATAGGAAAACACTTGATCGATAAAAACACGTTATTGGACACAGAAGAGGCACGGCTAGAAGCATACGATGAGATCGCTCAAAAGGGCGGCAGCGTAGCCGACGTTCAAATAATACACGAGATGTCTGGAATTGACGAAGGCGTTAAACGCTACAGAGCAACACTGAAAGATGACGACACCCGACTTGCGGATACAGCGGCTGGGCGTAAGATCTTTCGAGAAGTTATGAAGCTACTTGTGCCAGCTATTGCCGACGCTCAGAACCATGCCGCCGATGGTATTGCCAACGCTGGGAAAGGCATCCGACCCGTGTGGTGGTGGTACATTCAGAAAGTTCAGCCTGAGAAGTTGGCGCTCATTACGATACGAGCGTTACTGTCTAAGCACACAAAACCTGGAACCATTGGTCGTCCAGCTACGGGCATCTATCTGCAAGTCGGTTTGGCTGTTCGTCAACAAGTAGAGTTTGAGCAGTGGCAAATCCGCAGCCGTTCTGATTCGAAAGCTAATGGGACGCCCGATGTAGCAGCCCGTCTTCTTGCGAAAGCTAAGAATTTTAATCAACGCCAGTTCAACAACTGGCAGCGTAAGCTTGATAGTATTATCAAAGAGGATTGGCCCCGCGAAGTTCGTATGCACCTCGGAGCCAAGTTGGTTGATCTAGTAATCTGCAACACCGGAGGATTCTTTCAGCTTCGGTATGTGCAGGGTGGTGGTAAAACACAGCGTCAAATCTTCCTGTCGCCTGAGTGCGAGGCGATGATCGAAGATCTAAATAGCCGTGTTGAGTGTGCGACTCCCGTTCAGAAACCAATGATCACCGAGCCTCTGCCGTGGACGTGGAATGCTAAACTGAATAACTACGAGGGTGGTTATCATATGCTGAAGAATACATTCATTACGGGTGGTATGCATAGCCACACCGCATCACTTGTAGATCCAATCTCTGAGACAACTCTGAGAGCCGCAGACAGCCTCGGCAGTGTACCATATCGTGTTGATACGGATGTGCTGGACGTTGCGCGAGAGGTATACGAGAGAGGTCTGGATATCGTCGATTATCTACCAAAGCCTGACCCCCAGAAACTACCAGAAAAACTGGGCGATGAGGCGTGGGAGAAGATGACGAAGCCAGAACGTGCTGAGTACAAATATACGCTGTCTAAAATCCACGATAAGAATGCCAGCGAAGTTTCTAAGCGTGCCTCTGCTATTCGTAAGTTCCACATCTGCTACAACCATTCTGACTTAGACGTATTTCATCCGGTCAAGATGGATACACGCTCACGGTTTTACTACATGACTCCCGACTGGAATCCTCAAGGTGATGGTCTGGCTCGTGGAACAACACGCTTTTCTAATGGTGTTGAACTAGGCCCACGCGGACTATATTGGCTAGCTGTTCGCATGTGTAACACGTTTGGTAACGACAAGATTAGCTTTGATGCTATGCAAGTATGGGCTTCAGAAAACCATGACGCAATTGTTGATAGCGCATTAAATACGTTTGATGGTTGGAGACTCTGGGCAGAAGCTGACTCACCACTAGAGTTTCTACAGACATGCAATGAGTGGGCATCTGCTACTGCGTGTGACAATCCTGAGAAGTTTAAGTCAACACTACCAATCCACCAAGATGGCTCAAACAACGGCCTACAGATACTGTCATTGCTTGGTCGTGATCCGGTGGGAGCGCAGCTAACTAATTGCTCGGCTGAAGAGGCACGTTTTGACATCTACGGAGAGACTGCAAAGCTAGTACAGAAGATGATCGTCGAGGACATTCGAAACGGAGAACGGCTTGAAGAAGCACAGCGTTGGGTCGGTAAGATAACACGCGCACATGCAAAGAAGGCAACAATGACTACGCCTTATGGTGTTACACCGCGTGGTATACAGGACCAACTGATCAATGATGGGTTTCTCAAAAGTCTTGATGGCAATGTTGTGAAAAATGCAGGTTACCTGCGCGATAAACTTGTGGCGGCATTGGAGGAAACTGTTGTCGCATCACGTCCTCTGATGAATTATTTCCAAAATGTCTCCGCAGCACTTTGTGAGCATGGGATACCAATGAAGTGGAAGACACCTGCGGACTCACTCATTCAACAGTCGTATTGGAATGTGAATAAATCAGATGTGAAAACTGTGATCGGTTCAGTGTTTCTTTGGGATGAGAACCCACTGGGTGGTCTGAACTTGAATAAGCAGCGTCTTGCGGCATCACCGAACGTGATTCACTCACTAGATGCAGCGTTAATGCAGAAAATGATTGTGTCATTGAAAGCTGATGGCATCACAGACGTATGTGCTATTCACGATAGCTTCGCAGTTCATCCCGCCCACGTCGATCACATGCGTGATACCATTCGCAACACAGCAGCAGAGATGTTCTCTGGTGATTGGATCAACGACGAGTTTCACCCGTTTGTTGAGAGCTATGCTTGCGGTGCAGAGCTTCCAGAGCCTCCAAAGCAGTCAACATTTGATCCTCAAGAAGTGCGTGAAGCCCCTTATTTCTTTGCCTAACTCTTAGAGGTGGCTTTTGCCCTAGTCTACGAAATTCCTCCCTCGCTAGATCGGGTTTTCTCCCTAACTCCTCGTCGCCAATCTGGCGGCGGGGTTTTTTATTTTAAAATATGGAACAACAGCATGGCAAAACGTCCACAAGTAATCACCGTCACTCCACCCGTAGTCATAGCATATGCTTGGCTGCGTAAACCAGACGAAGGTCAAGAGTTTAGCGACGGAAAATATAAGACCACTGCACTACTACCAAAAGATGATCCCGAAACAATTGAGTTCATCAAAACTATGACACCACAGGTTGAAGAACTTGCTATCAAAGAGTTTGGTGAAATTCCAAAAGGGTTTAAATATCCGTGGAAAGATGGCGATCTAACAGAGAAGGATGATTTCAAGAATCATTGGATGATTGTTGCAAAGTCTAAATTCCTGCCTGGTTTTGTTGACAAACAGAAGAAGGGTATTGCAGTCGATGACGCACCAATGTCGGGCGATCTTGTTCGCCTCGCGGTTTCGTTTGGTCCCTATTCTGCTGGAGGTGCGAAGGGTGTAAGCGGTCAGCTTCGTAACGTCATGCTCGTTGAGCGACGCAATATGTCGGGCGATGCCTTCGCTGAGATTGAAGCAGTCGCAAGCGCAGACGTGAGTGAAGAGACTGAAGACGACTACGATATCTAAACCACTCTTTGTTATTCACCTAGCTATAAACCCCGTCCCTGCGTCTAGACCGCGCGTTTCAAAATGGGGTGTATATTATGGTAAGAACTATGAGAATTTTCGGAACGCAATGCGTAACGCTCTCGTAGAGAATAATAATACGTCAACACACACGCCTGTGGATGTAGACATTCAAGCTATTATTCAGAAGCCCCGAACCGGCAAGAGATCCTACCCGCGTGGGGATGTAGATAACTATGCCAAGGGTATTCTGGACAGCTTAACTTCACACGGAAACGTCTGGGACGATGATGATCAAGTGATCCAGCTAACAGTGAGCAAGCGTTATGCTTTGCCGACTGAAGAGCCTCACATGATCATTGAGATAACAAATGCAAAGGAAATTACATGAAGCAAACTGAATCACTCATTCGTCACTTCGTAGTTAAAGGTTCGATTTCAAATGTTGAGGCGCAGTCAATGTATAAGATACGCGCATTGCCACGCCGCATAAAAGATCTCGAAATGTATGCTGAGATGACGTTCACACGGCTCCACAAGACGGATGCCACGGGTCAGAGGTACGTCCGATATGTCCACAACACCACCGATTGAAACCGCCCAACCATGCCCAGACTGTAACAGTTCAGACGCACTTAGTAGGTGGGATGATCATACATACTGTTTCAGTTGTACGTCATGGAAGCCCATCCGAGATCAGCATGATTCTCCCATAGTAAAGAAAGCAAAAAGTATGACAGGTCTTATTCGAGATGGTGTGTTCACTGGTCTACCAAAACGGGCGCTGCGCGAGGAAACTTGTAAGCGTTTTGGGTATTCAGTGGCACGGGTCAACGGTGAGCCAGTCCAGATCGCACCTTATCGCGATCAGGCTGGTGCCGTGGTGGCTCAGAAAGTTCGTGAAGCTGGTAAAAAGTTTAGAACAACAGGCAACTTTGATAACGTGCAGCTATGGGGTCAGCATTTATGGCAGGAAGGCGGCAAGCGTTTAGTCTTGGTTGAAGGAGAAATTGACTGCCTATCTTATCACCAAGCAAACCCAACGTGGCCTGTCGTTTCTGTTCCAAATGGTGCTAACTCACTGAAGGCAATCAAAAATAACATTGCTTGGCTTGAATCATTTACAGAAGTTGTCTTCCTTTTTGACAATGACACTGCTGGTGAGGAAGGCGCTAAAGCATGTGCCGCTTTGCTGACACCAGGTAAGGCAAAAATTGCAACGCTTCCCTTAAAAGATCCTAACGAAATGCTGATCGCCAACCGCCTCAAAGAACTGATGGTTGCTGTCTATCAAGCAAAAGAAACCAGACCAGACGGAGTGATTAATGCTGCTGAACTTTGGTCAGAGGTGTCAAAGCCTCAAACGCACGGCATTGGATACCCGTTTGACTCTTGGAACGATATTTTTCTTGGCCTACATTCGCGTGAGATTGTCACTCTTACTGCGGGTTCGGGCTGTGGTAAAAGCACTATCGCGGCACAGATAGCACATCACTATGCAATCCATCATAACCATAGGGTCGGTTATATTGCATTGGAAGAGTCAACATCTCACAGCGCACTCCGCTTTATGTCAATCACAGCTAAACAGGCGTTGCATCTACCGAACAACGCAACACAGCCTGAACTGAAGCAAGCCTTCGACGATAGTATTGGTGGCGGTAACGTTATTCTCTACGATCACTTCGGATCACAAGACTCAGACCATCTAATCAGCAAAATGCGATACATGGTTCTCGGTCTAGACTGTAAGTTGATCGTGCTGGATCACCTCAGTATTCTGCTATCTGGCGGTGACTTCATGGTTGGTGGCGGTGACGAGCGAAAACAGATCGATCATACGATGAGCCGACTACGTCAATTTACCGAGCAATACGGGTGTACTATACTTCTCATCTCGCACCTCAAAAGGTCTGGTGGTGACGTAGGTTTCGAGGATGGTGCCGAACCAACTCTATCAAGCCTTCGTGGTTCACAAAGTGTCGCTCAATTGTCTGACT